CAATAAAAATCGCCACCCTTGACGAGGATGGCGACTTGCTGTTGGTGCCTGACTTTTGGCAAGAGGTCATGGAAGACCTAGGAAGCTGGGAGGAATTTTCAAGCTGATCATTTGCGCTTGCGGGTCCGCTTGTACCCAGTCCCCGCAGCGGTGCGTTTTGCGGTGGCTTGTTTCCCGCGCTGGCTGCCCCTAAACGTGCTGGTTTTAGTGAACGAGCCGCCTTTACGAGCCAATGCAGCCTTACGTCGTGCGCCTTCTCTCTTCTTAAACGCCGCCTTGGCAGCCCGACCGGCTTTCACAGACGTGCCACCGCCCTTGCCTGACTTCTGAAAAGCCAAGTCAGACTTGCGCGGTTTCTTCGACTTGCCACCGCCGCCTCCGGTGCTGGAGAACCTACCGCGTTTATCACGCTTGTATCGACGAGCCATGACCGTGAGCGTTTTTTACAGCTTAACTGTTCACTCAGCCTTCGTCAGGTGCATCTTTCTTTGCAGCCTTCTTTTTAGCCGTTGTTTTGGGCTTGGCCTCAGCGCCTTGCGCCTTGAACTTGTACTTAGCGGGCAGAGGTGCCATAGCCACGGGTGCGTAATTGATCCAACGTTAGCTCCGAGCCATCCTTCGCCACAAATTTACGAATGGCATCAGATGGGCCGTACTTTCTGACCAATCCGTCCCACATTGCAAGACGCCCAGGGCCAAGAGCATCACGCTTTACAGCATCACTTTGGTTGTTCAACCACTCGCCGTAATCTTCGCGGGCTTCGTCAAACTCCTTTTCCAAGCCGATCGGAATGTTGATGTTCCGCGAACGGCAGTTGAAGTGTTGAGGCGGATAAGGCCCTTGTTCGTGCTTGAACGTCTTGCCGTCTAACGCACGGCAAATCGCTGTCGTCCTGCTGTCAAGGGTGGCTGTATATCTGTACCTAGCCGTCAACTCAGGGTTTTCTGCAGCGAAGATTCGCTCGGCGGCATTGGCCACTTCATTCACACTGGTGCGAACGATGGCCCGGATCTGGTTGTTCGGGATGCTGGTGGCTTGACCGCCTGCAGCAATGATCGTGTCGATCGATCCACGCTGCTCTTTGGTCAGCCGACCCTTCAGCCTGCGAACAATGCTCGGCACTGATTCGCCCTCGATCAAACCGTTTCGCACCGCAAAGCTGAACAGCTCTGCCTGCCTTTCCGACATGCTCTCGAACGCTTGGGCAATGACTTGTCCGTTCGGAAGGCTTATCTCTTGGCCGACAGTCAGCTGAAACGCAACGGTGTTTCTGGCAATACGCGCCAGATTGTCGCTCAGGTTGACCACGCCAGCCACCGTCGGCTGACTGGTGACGATCGCTTGCCCTAGGGCTGGACTGATCTCCACCGTGCCAACAGTTGCAGCAGCTCCGGCAGGCAGCGCCTTCTGTAGTTGCTCCGCTGCAAACTCCGACTGCAGCACAGCAAGACCCTGCAGTTCCTCGGTCATCGTCGCGATGCTGTCGCCAGACCAGGTGCGAAGTGAGTCGTTCAGTTGCGCGAGAATGGCCCGAAGCCGTGCAGCTTTAACAGGCGACGCAAGCTCATCAATCCCACGCAGCTGATCAACAGCATCCAGCACAGCGTCGTTGTATGCACGGATCAAACGTCGCGACACACTGTTGCTATAGCGATTCAGATCGATCGCGTTTCGGAAGATCTCGCGCAGCTCACTCATGTCGGTTCAATCCCTAACTCTTCTGCGGACGCAATACACAGAGCAGAGACATCCGCGCCAGCACGCAATGCAGTGCCGACGATGCCAGTGAACTCGGCAACAACTTCATCGTCGTAGATGTGAATCTGCGACTCGGTGACACCGCACACCTTGCCACCTTTAAACCAAGTGGCTCGAATGACCGCGAAATACTCGTTGGTCAGCTGCTCTTGGGAAAAGAACAACAACTGCTTTCTCGGTGGGTGCGGCTTACGCAGTTTGTCCAGCCAGCTCATCAACATCGGCCTCCGCTTCAGGCATTGTGGACTCTTCGCGTGGCTCAGGCTGTGGCTGTTCCAT